CCCCTGTTAGTCCGTCACGAGGTAGCGGGACGAGTACCAGATGTCGTCGGCGGTTGGGGGTAGCAACTCCGCCAGCAGCACCATGTCTCCCCGCATTATCGCAGTCTCTGCAGCAATCTGGTCTTCGATAGACAGACCGTAACGATCTGCAAACAACTGACGAGTCGCCTCCGTGGGGCCAAACTCAGGGACGCGCCACTCGTCCGGTGGTCGCTTGTGGTAACCATCATCAACCCACCTAGGTACCACACCCTCGGTGAGCTCCAGGGCCTTCCGGGCAAACGCACCAACCACGGGACAGTTCGGGGTCTCGTAGCAGGCGCTGAGTGCCTTAGCCCTCAGCAGCTCATCCATGATGCGTGGCCCTGCGTTTATGAAACTCTGGGTCCACGCAAACCCCCTCATGAAGTGACGGGGGTCGCGCACTATAGCACCATCAGGACCGAAGACCATGCCACAGAACGAGGCCAGCCTGGGGTCCTTGTACGAGTTTATTTCTATAGTAAACCCCAGTCTCTCGTACTCACGGACTAGACCGCAAGATGGACCGGGCACGGGTTCACCTGAGTCCGATGGACCGGGCACCCAAGCGTCTGGCTGTCCGGATATGGCGAAGATCCCATCGTCTCCCTCGACGAACCCCGTGATCTCGTAGTGTTTGCGCTCCGCTATGTACAACGCGAGCATGATATTTGTAAAGCCGTTGCCTAGGGAGGTGCACATGTCACCGGACATGCGCCGCCCTTCCACATCGGCCTTAATACCATTACGCAGTCGCATACGGTTCGTGCCCTTTATGGTGTTGCAAAGGGCATCCAGCGCCTCCGCGGACAAAGAATCGCGAAGGCACCACCTGTACAACTTGAGTTCTGCCGCCTCCATGACCGCGGGCGTGAAATGGCTCTCAAACGCCTTGAAGTCCGAGTCGATGTAGCGGCGACCGGCCCTAATCAACGCCTCTATCAACGCCGGGCGTTCTGGCACAGGAACGTGCTTTATGAAATAGGGCGACTTGTACAGCTCATCCTCTATGGCCTTGAAGAGCGGGCCAGAGAAGACCTTGAAGTAATCCGATCGTGAGTTGATCATACGGGCGTGTTTAAAAAGATCATAAAACTCAGATTTGATAAAGG